TCAATACTTTTCTTTAATGCTATACCCTCTTTAGAATTTTGTCTACTGGCTTTTGTAAGCCTATCATATTCAAAAGTATCTCTTGCAAGTGCTGCTCTTAACTGAACTAAAGAACCCTTGTTTAATTGTTGTGCTTTGGTGTTGTTTATTAACTGCCTTTCGTTTTCTCTATAAACCGCTTTATTTGCTTTTATAGCAGCATTATTTTCAACTTGTTGAGCTTTTACCTCTTTCAGTTGTTGCGTGTATTGGGTTCTTGTTATATTACCCTCTTTAACAGCCTTTGCTAAATCCTTTTCAGTTTGATTTAATGCTTTCTTTTGTGCTGCAAGTTTATCAATTTCAGTTTGTAATTTAACAAGCTTGTTAGTTTCCTTTTCTGCACCATCAAGGGAAACTTTTAATATAATTTCGTTATCAGCCATATCTATATTTTAAACATTATTTGTAAATCATTATCCAAGCAATTAACAATAGCACCGTTAACAGTACAAAGTATTGGTTCTGGTTCTGGAATGTTATCTGTAATTATGTCAACATTACCGCTACCACCTTGCACTTCTGAGGGTCTATAATCTTTGAACTTCACTAAGGTAACATTTGTTAAGCCTTCTTTTGTTACATTGAAGTTTTTAATGCTGTCAGTAATGTAGTGACCTGAAAGTTCTGCTGGTTCACTGATAAAATAAACCTTTCTTAAATCCCATGAAATAAAGTCATACAATGTAAGATTTAAACTTATTCCAAGTACGGCAGTGTCTTCAATGTTTGCTAGTGTCTTTCTGTAATAATCCCAAACTAAACCGTTTTCACCTACAAAAGTTAACTTTCTATCTTCTACAGTCGGTGTGTTATCGAAGTTTTCCATTATTCCAACAGTGACAATTTCAGGACTTGCACTTCTCCTTTCGTTGTTTGCTGAATCATATTGTTTACCCCTAACCAATTGGAAAACCCTTGTGCCGTAATTGTCATTAACTGGCTTTCCTTCGTTATCCTTTGCAAGTGCCTCCTCTTTAATTATAGAGGTCATTATTTCACTATTATCAAGTTTGCCTTGAATCGTTGCACTGATTAAAGTTGTGGTTAATGTACTTTGACCTTTTTCAAAACGTTCATTATTTTGCAGTGAGTAAGTATATTTCCCGTAATCCCTATCATTGGTTTTATTCCACTGCTCTAAATACTTATCATTTGAATCGGTTTTGTATTTAAAAACCATTTCATTCTTATAGTCAGTTAAATAGTTTAATGTTGGGCTATTATTGAAGTCTATCTTTTCAGTAATATCAACTAACTCATTTTTAAAGAAATCGTCACGGGGTTCAATAGTTACAACCCTCCTATCTGGGTCAGCTTCAAAGTAAAGATTAAACATTGTTTTAAAGTCCTGTAACAACGTCAAACACTTTATTCCTTTTGGTATGTGTGAATTTATTCTAAAGATGTCTCCGAGCTCTAAATTAGCCTTTAAAGTGATATCTAATTGACTATCGTTGTTTATTCTAGCCCTCCAATTATTCCAAGAGTAAGGTTGACCGCTATCATCTAAGGCATCATCCTTAAAGGCAATAAAAACACTGATTTTATCACCAGCTACCAAATTCAAAGAATTTACATTTAAGCTATCATAAGTTTGAGCCTGTGGAAGCGTTGTATAAATTGGTGTGCCATCAATAGCAATATCAGAAGTATTATTCTTAACAACCACCCAACTAAATGAAGGAGCAGTGATCAATAGCTGTTGTTGATTAATGTTAAACAGCTCCCAATCTAGAATATTTGTATCATAATAAGCAAATTCAAAGTTGAAATTGAATGATAAATTATAGACTCCTGAAATTCCTACAGTATATTCAGAAGTCAATTCATCAAACCTATTTGAATCGTCTTTGATAATGTCATTTATTAATGTTGGGAATCTGTAAATGTTTCTAATACTTGGCGCTGCTGGTGTTGCTCCAATGTTTAACAGCCCGTAATTTTGCCCAGTCCATGAACTTGGGGGTGTTGCCGTTGGTGGTAGTGCCTCAACTTTTTGAGTAAGTGCATAGCTTAATAATTCTGCCTCATCCCTTTTCATTTGAAAAGCTGGATCAATAGAAAGCCCTAAATGTGTATAAGAATGGCTGTATAAATCCTCATAAGTAACAGCAGCACCGCCTTTTATCCAATCGCTTTCAATAAAATCACTGTCAATTGTGTAACCTATTTTTTCAAACATTGAAATGATGATTGACCTTAAATGAAGTTGAGGTCTAAAGCTTTTTACGTCGCTACTGTTGTTCCTGTTTATGTAAGGGTAAATAATATCAAAGTTTTCAGAATTTTGAGCGTTTAATTCGTCAATTCTCAACCCTGTAAAGCTTTCTGTTGCTTCTTCTGTTCTTAGCCCTGTAATATGATCACGCCAATTCAATTGATTAAGTTCAACATCTCGCAACCTCTCCACCCAATCATTATTAAGCCCCTTGAAGTTTAGTTTGTATTCTCCTTCTGTATCACTTGCAAAAGCGTATAGAAACCCCCTATCAACTTGATTTCCGTCTACCATTATAGCACAAGGCTTTTTTCCTAACACTTCCTTAGTATGTGAAGCGAATCTAAGCCCAGCTAAAAGCCTGTTATTGTTCTTTGTTTGTGGTGCTTCAAAATCTAAACTAAAAGAAGTGTTTCGCCTTCCTAAATCGTTAATTGATGCAATTGATTTAGTTAGCTTCAAAGCAAAATCATCACTATCAGTTAGTTCTAATTCTCCTAACTGATTACCAGCCAAATCAAGTATAAATAGTTGCAATTCTCTCATTATTTCAAACCTTTTCTTCTGTTAGCTAATCTGAATTTAACTCTAAACAATGTACTTGGAGCAAACTTATCTTCTAAAGTACTTTCTTCTGTTTCAATTACTATAGGAAAGTATTTAGGTTGTTGCAATGTAGTTACAACCGTTTCATTTTCATAAGTGCAAACTCCACCAGTTGCCAAAAGCCCCCAAGCTCCTGAATCTTCTACTATTGAAATATCTGAACCATCGTTATATTTAGTTTCTTTCAAATCTTCTAAAATCCAAACTTGAGTGCCAATAACAACACCATCATAAAAATAACCGTTGTTACCTTTGTAAGCTCCTTCCAATACTTGCCCGTTTGTTTCGCTTCCTGTTGCTGGTCTTACAAGTCTTATACTGTTACCATTTTTGTTGTCTAGTAACGAAAAAACTAAATCAGCATCAAAACCGCCTAAGCTAACTGAATTGTTTACATCCACATCAGAAGCCCAACAAGACCAAGAAAAACCAGTTCCAATAAACAAACCAGCATCAGTCCTATTCCCATTAGGTAGGGCAGTAAAACCACTTTCATTAGTTGCGCCTGTATTTGGTGCAGACCAATTTTCAAAACCTGCCTCTTTCATTTTTCCACCGCTTACAAGATCACCACCTAAAAAAGTTGATAGTGTTTGAAATTCTGAAACCGTAGGAACTACCCATCCAGATAAATTATTGTTCACAATTCCACCGCTTACCCTTCCATCACCTTCAACACCGTTGTTAATTGTGAAGAAGTTGTATAGGTATTTACTACCATCACCATATAAACCCTCTATTTGTATCGCTGCCCTTCTATTAATCAACATCTTTGAAAGCCATTGAACGCTGTTTTCTGGCATTCTATCGCTAAAAAGGTCGTATTGGTAGTTATAACTTGAATTGTAAACCAAATCCCCTACATCAGTTGAACTAGGGTTTACAGGTCTTACTTTTCTATAAGTACTATCTTGATACTTGCCCACTCTTGTAATATTTCCAGCCAAAGTATAAGAATCTTGTGCTCCAAGTTCATTGTACCAGCTTAAAGTAATTGTTTTTTCACAGTCTTTTCTAAGTTTGTACGCTCTTGTTTCACTTCTTACTGTGAAAGGTGATGCAATATCACGAATGTAAATTCTAACCTCATCATAACCATCAGCAGAATTAAAATCAAACCTATAAACAGCAATGTCATAATTACCATCAGCTAAATAAGTTAAATCTATTCCTCTTTGTGGTACGTTTACATCTTCAGTCGTTGCTAACACTAAAACGTTATTCAAATAAGTTTCAATTACCCATTCTTGCTTAGGTGTTGTACCAGTATAAGAAGAAGTAAGGCAGCTAATATGCAAACTTGTGTTATCTCCAATCGGTAAAGGATTAGGTGCAGAAGTCAAAAGCTTACTGTTTAGGCTTCCACTATCCCCACAATCATAATCAGTTAAATCAAAGTCCTCTATTTCGAAAGTGTCCTGTGTCATGTTATAGGTCACTGAACCCGTTCTAAATGATGCACCTTGCACAATGTTATCAAATACTTCATTAAACCCTAGCCCAAAGATTACGTTGTCAATCACAGAAGTATTAACCCCTTCTAATGGTTGAAACTGAAAATCAAAGTAATCTTTCATAATTGAATTAACCTCAAATGTAAAAGTATCAGTTGTTCCGAAGTCTGGCAAATGCTCTAATACGTGAGCTTCTTCAAGTCCTAACGGGTCGAAAATTATAGCCATACGAACAGAAGTTGTCAATGGATCATCACTAACAGCCTGAAAAGTTAGTTTTTCGGTGCTTATTTGGTTTCCTATTTGTGTTATTGTTAATGCCATTTCTTAAATCGTTTCAAATGTTGTTCTGTTCTTGCTTATTGTTTCTCTGATCAATACACTAACTTCTTTAGTGAACACATCAGCAACCATCTTAAATATAGTTTTTGCGTTTTCATCAAGCATAACCTTTATAAATTCGTCTCTTTTACCGCTTTTACTATACTGTAAGCTGCCCCTTGTTGGGCTTCCTTCGTCGTATATTTTCCTTCTTATAGCAAATGCAGCACTTTTAATCTCTTTTTCTCCTGTTGCTATTCCTTTCTGTTCTACCCATTCAGCAAGTGCATAAGGATTTACCCATTTACCCTTATTAATCCCCTGATCAACAAACTTAGCATAATCCTTACCCGTTATTGTAATATCAAACCCTCCACCGCTTTCAGTAACAGAATATTTCATTGTGTCTTGAAGTTGACCAGTTGCCCGATGCCCCTGTTCATCCAACACCTTCACAAGCTGATCAACAATGTATTGTCCTACTATGTCAAGCCCTGATTTTATCATACTGGTAATGGTGTACACTCACTTCTTATTGTTGCTGTAAATGGGATGAATACCTGTACCAATTTAGGGTTATGAACATCTAAACCAAAGAAGCCTTTGCCCCACTTTATTCTTTCTGTTGGTGCTAAATCTGTTCTTCTGTTAATTTCACCTAATATTTGAAGTGCTAATTCATTTAATTCGCTTTGCTTCACATAAGCCTCTTTAATTTGTCTTTCACCTTGCCAGAATGTGTCATAAAAAAACAACTTACCGCTAAAGGTTTGAAGCCCTGTTCTATTGTTTGACTGTGTGCTCATTATCTCAAAGTCTGGTGATCTTTCAAACAACATTGAAGGATAAGTATTTGCAGCAGCCCCGTTATTATACCAAACAGCATCGTAATGAAAGGATAAAGAATTGCCACTTAAAGGAACATAAGCCCCAGCAGCATCTTTAAATATGTTTACTAAATCTTCGTATGTCATTGTGCTAAACTTAAGTTAAAAATCTTTAAAACGTCAAACGCTCTCTTTTCCATTACTGATTCTAAAGGTGTTATGTTGTAAGTATTGAAAACTCCTTTTTCCGCAACTTTGATAGCAACCAACTCCCAAAAGTGGTTTTTGATAGTAATGCTTTGAGCTGTTGTCGAGCTGATAGCCGTTGAATTTGCGCTGGTGGGTTCTCTGTCGTAGATAAGTGGAAATAATCTTTGTATCTCTCTACCAACTCGACAAAAAAAAAGTAAGCTGACCAGCCATAAAGAGCGTTAACTTCTCCAAATACCTTTGACCGTTTTACAACTTCTTCGCTGCTATCTTCTCCATCTGAATATAACAAAGCAAATAATTGCACCAGCGAACTGATTGCTGTTTGTTGCTTGTTAGCCTCTACCATTGAAGTCAATTGGCTACCTAGCATGAACTGCCTGAAATTAGCTTTACCAAATAACAACTCAGCACCGCTAATAGTTGTCAATGGCTCTATAAGCTTATAAGTTACTTTCTTATGGTCGAACTCTTTTAATTGAACATAAGACTCGGGTTGCTTCATAAACTGTTCACAGTGCTTATACAACCACTCTACGCTTATGCTCCCCTCCATTGGGATTAGTCTCAACTCTTCTTTAGTAAAGTCACTGAACAAAGTGATCCAGTGAATTTTAAACTCAAACAGCTTACTTTCTGGAATTTCCTTTTCTCCTTTACTCAATAAATAGTGCTTTAAATCACTATCAAGCCCTTGGATATACTTGTATGCAGTGGCTAATTCGTTGAGTGTAACATCAACAAATTCATCTTTAAGAGTTTTATTTAAGTCGTTTGCTTTAAGCTTCAACATTTCCTAAGCCTTTTTCAATTAAGTGTTTAGCCATTAAACCATTCATTTCAAAAGTATCACCTTTCTTCATGTGTTTGCTATCCTTATCAGCTACAAACTTGTATATTTTCTTATCATCTAACACAACAGCCTTCTTCTTTGGTGCTGCTTTCTTCGCTGGACTTGCTTTTTTCGTTGCCATATCTGTAAATTTTATCGTTGTATGTAAATATAGAGAATTTAAGCCAAAAAAAAAGGGCTATCCTAAGACAGCCCCTTTTTTAATTAATCAACCTATGTATTAAACAGTTTCTAAAGCTGCCTTTGCAGTTGCGAAAGTTCCTTTTACAAAACAGTCTCTATCATTATGCTCAACATAACAAACCGCTCTTACTTCACCTCTAATTGTCTTGAAGTTCTTCACGAAGTTATCAGCGTTGTATCCAATCTCAACAGTGAAACCTTTCTTGTAATCTACGTTTGCTTTAGTGAAATCTCCCATTAAGAACTCACCAGCTGCAACCATTGTAGACTTAACAACAGGAACACCATCAAAAGAAAGAGTTCCAGCAATTAACTGTAATCTTTCAATGTATCTCTTATCAGTTGAAGAAACTTTCTCCAATAATAAAGAAGTTACATCTGAAGGATTCATGAAAATAGCTGTAGGCATTGGGCAGTTAGCTAACTCGATTTGATTCTGTGCTACTGCTAAAACATCTACGTTATTTGCGTTGTCTACACTTGCTGCGAAAGTACCAGCATCGAAAGCTGGAGCAACAGTGTAAATACCGTTCATGTTTGGAGAAACACCATCACCATTGTAAACTGATTGCTCTAAAGCCAATCTAACTTTTGTAGTCAATTTGTTTTGAACTAAAGATTCAATCCCTTCAACATCTTCCAACATTTCATCAGTTGCAGTGATGTAAGCAGTGATCTTTTCTACTTTTTGAGAACCTACTACTAAATCAAAATCAATTTGATTCTTTAACGCTCCTTCAGCAGTTGCTCCAGCAGCACCTTCTTCTGGTGTGTTTACATAAACCCATTCTTTAACGTTAGAACCGATTGAACCACTAGCAACTAAATCTAGTAAAGTAATCATTCTTTCGTTAACGTCTCCAATCATTGGATTTCTATCAGCCTGTGGAATTTGACCTGTAGTGTTTCCAGCCAAAGACATATCACCAACAACTTTGTTCACTGTGAATCTCACGTTGTCTCTTGAACTTCCTTTAGCTAAAGACTTCAAAGCATCTTTGTTTTCTTGAAGCTTATCCTTGATAGATGCTTCTCTTTCAATTGATTCTTCTCTTGAAAGTCTCTTCATTAAGATACCTTGATCTTTCAATACTGACTGTAAAGCAACAAATTGCTTAGTCATTGTATCGCTTAATTCAGACTTCATTGCATCTAATTCTTCCTTTGAAGCTTTAGCCGCTACAGCTGATTCGATTTCTTTTCTTGAAGCATCATTGTATTCGTTGTACAATTCAGCTTGTTTTTCTGCATCCAAACCAGCGATTTCACCGATTCCTTTTGATACTAAAAATTCGTTAAATTTCATTTCTTTAGTTTTAAATTATTATTTACTCATTAGTTCGTAAAAAGACGGCTTTTTTGCTGTTTCAGTGTCAATAGACGGCTGCTTTTTGCTGAAAGTGTCAACATACTGCTTACAAATATTATTAAAAATTTCCTTATTATCTATATTTTTTCCTAAATAATCGAACATTTTTACAATTTCATCGTCGTTTTTAAGGCTTTTATTGTTGTCAAAGATGCCTGTAAGTGGATTTGAACCCATTAAAACAGCACTTGTTTCCTTTAATTTAGCCTCCTGAACAGCGAAAAAATAACCTTGCTTTTCAACTTCATCAGCATTACCTATTTGTGGTAAGTATTTTCTGTAAAGTGCATAAGCTTCCTTATCATCTTGATTGTCAATTGCTAA